ACCAGATGACTTTTTTTTTTTTTTTTAAACTCTGAATCGTATTGGAGTTGCATCGCGTATGGAGATGAAACTCTATCAATTGTGTCTCATCCTGCATAAGCAGGGACGATACTTCATTGTTCACTTCAAAGAATTGTTTGCCCTTGACGGTAAACATGCAAATCTAACAGTGAATGATGTTCAACGTCGCAATCGCATTATAAGACTTCTAGCAGACTGGGGATTGATTTCCATTGTTGATGAAGATTTAGTTTTGGACATCGCTCCACTAAATCAGATCAAGGTGCTTGCATATAAGGATAAGTCGGATTGGGTTCTTGAAACCAAATATAATATCGGAAAGAAAGGTAAGACCCAGGAAACCGAATAAATAAACTTGCGATCTTTCGTGCGGTCGCTTCAAAAGTCGGAACTTACAAGCACCCTTGACAGGGTGCTTTTTTATTGTTATAGTATCAGTCTTCGGGTCAATCAGTATTCAGCGTGAAATACTCTTGTTAGTATTCAGATCATAATACTTACCGAAGAAATACTTATTAGTATTCAGTCAGAAAAACTCTTGTTAGTTTTCAGCCCTTAATACTTGAATTTTTTTATGAACAAATTTATTACTTGCGACATTGGCAAAAAAGAAACCTACGTCTATGTCCCAGAGACAAACAATCATTACCTTATTTCTAACGAAGACTTCATTCAGTTGAATATTCCAGAACTTAATGGTCATCATATTGTGATCGAAGATGCTCACATCAGAGCACAAGAAGAAAATAGTCTTGCTCAGAGTTGGACAATTGATCAACTGAGGAGATTGAGGTCTGTTGCAGATTCGATGGGAATTGAGATTCTTTGTTTCCCTCAAAAAGTCACACCCAAAGCAAGAAAGATTGCTTCAATTGGATTGAGAGAAGATTTGCTCCCCAAAAGTGATCCAAATGATATTGAGTCTATTGCTTTTTATCTTCAAGAGTTTCCAGAAGCATATGATGCTTTGAAAGTTTTTGATCCTGTTGAATATAAAACTTTTGAGAAAAATGTATCTCACATTTATGCTGATAGAGATGCTCTAACAGAAGATTCAAACGGAGCAAGAAATCAAAAATACGGAATAAAAACAGATTACGAAGATCATGTAACTCGATGGATTAAAAAGTACATTACCAAACTTGCTTTCGATCTTGATGATCAAACCGCCGAGTGGGCTGGTATTGAAATAAATTCAAAAGGTAATGCGTTAAAACCTGGATTGATTAACTACACAAGTGACAAACTTAAATTTATCTATGGGGTTATTAATACAATTATTGTTCCTTCCACAGGTGAACTTAGAGTAAGATCTGACATTAATAAAGTCCCTTACTGGAAGTATGCAAAGAAAGTTTATTTTGGTTTGACTCCATATCATATGCACGCTGGTGTGACGGCATCAAACTATAAGTATCATAAGCGTAAAGCAGGTTCTTCCTGCAAGAAGAGTATGAGTCTTGAGTCTAAGAATGCAGTCAAGAATCTTGATGATGTTCGTGAGATCCGAGAAGCAATGAAAGAGTCTGATAGACACCTTCGTGATCTTTGGAGAACTGCTCGTAAGATGATCGTTGAGGATGGTCTTCGTTAGTATTCAGGGGAAAAAACTTTTATTAGTTTTCACCTTCTAATATTCAACCATCTTCAAAAAAATAGTTGGTATTCAAGGCATAAAACTTTATTAGTTTTCATAATGAAATACCCGTAAAGAAAAAGAGGGTTTTCAACACCCTCTTTTTTTATGTTCTGTGCTATAAATATATCGGATGCCTTCGGGGTCCACAAATCACAAACTCGCTTTTAAAGGAGCTACAATCATGAACACGCTCGCACGTTATACTGCGTCGGATATTCCTGCGCTGTTAGATAAAATCTCTAAGAATAGTATCGGTATGAATGAGTACCTAAATAGGGTGTTCGATCTACACGAAACGACAACAAACTACCCACCTTACAATCTAGTACAAGTCAGTAATGTAGAGTCTAGACTTGAGATTGCATTAGCAGGGTTTAAGAAGAAAGAAGTCAATGTATACACACAAGATGGTAAACTCTTTGTTGAGGGTCAGAAAGAGGACAAAGAAACGGAAACAACATATCTTCACAAGGGTCTGGCTCAACGGTCGTTTACTAGAGCGTGGACGCTCTCTGACGATACAGAAGTTCGATCAGTTGATTTTGAAGATGGGCTTTTAACACTTACTTTAGGAAGGATTGTCCCTCAACATCATCAGCGGAAGGATTGGTTCTAAATACTATTGAATATCGTCGCCGCAGAGGGGTCACTGGCACAAACCAGTGGACACCCCTCTTTTTCATGCTATAATACCAGGAGGTAGAAACTGACAATGACAATCAAATTAATGCTGTTCAAGTCTGGCGAAGACATCATTGCTGACGTAAGTGAGATGAGTCTTGGTGAGGGTGATGATCGGCGCGTGATTGGATACCGCCTTGAAAAACCATGTGTTGTCAAGATGCGTAATCCATCTGACGTGACAGAGACTGATAGTGGCACACTTAGGAAGTCTGGTTTTGAAGTATCTCTCTTCCCCTGGATGCCACTATCTGCAGAGAGCAATATCCCAGTTCCATCTGATTGGTTGATCACAATGGTTGAACCAGTCGTCAAACTTAAAGACATGTACATTGAGGACGTATTGACCTATGGACAAGACAATCAAACTGATTCTTCTGGTGAACAACGAGAGACTGATCAGTGAAATCGAAGAGGTAGCAGCAACAGTTCCTGGTGAACCTGACTGTAAACTCATCAATCCCATGGAGATTTGGGAGAACATCAATCTTTGCCCCTGGATGTTAGATCATACTAAGCAAGATTCTTTTATGATTAGTTCTGACAAGATTCTGACTCTTGCAGATCCAATGCCCACCCTACTTGAAAAATACATCGATCTCACTAAGTAATGCGTTTCTACACTAATGTTCAGTTGATTGGCAATCAGTTCCTCGTTCGGGGAGTTGAAAATGGTAGAAGATTTGAAATCAGAGACAAGGAGTTTAGCCCTACTCTTTTTGTAAAGAGTAAGGTAGACACAAAGTACAAGACACTGAATGGTGAAAGTGTAGATGAGATCCATCCTGGCAGCGTCCGTGATTGTCGGGAGTTCTATAAAAAGTATGATGAGATTGATGGATTTGAGATCTATGGAAACGATCGCTACATCTATCAATATATCTCTGAAAAGTATCCTGAGGATGAGATCAAGTTTGACATTAGTCAAATCAAACTCGTAACTCTTGATATTGAGACCACTGCTGAACGTGGATTCCCTGATGTTGAATCTGCATCAGAAGAGATTCTTGCGATTACAATCCAAGATTACACCACAAAGCAGATCATTACTTGGGGTGTCAAACCCTTCATCAACAAACAAAAGAATGTTACTTATCATCACTGCACCGATGAACGGAGTCTTCTGAATAGTTTTATTAACTACTGGATGCAGGATGTTCCTGATGTGGTGACTGGTTGGAACATTCAACTGTTTGATATTCCATACATCTGTAAGCGCCTTGATCGAGTGCTTGGTGAGAAACTGATGAAACGTTTCTCTAACTGGGGACTGGTATCGGAAGGTAAGATCTTTATTCAGGGACGTGAGCACATCACCTTTGATGTTGGTGGACTGACTCAACTTGACTATCTTGATCTGTATAAGAAGTTTACCTACAAGGCACAAGAGTCTTATCGTTTGGACTACATTGCTGAGGTAGAACTGGGACAGAAAAAACTTGATCACTCTGAGTTTGACACCTTCAAGGACTTCTATACTCATGGGTGGCAGAAGTTTATTGAATACAACATCGTTGACGTAGAACTTGTTGACCGATTGGAAGACAAGATGAAGTTGATTGAACTTGCATTGACAATGGCTTATGATGCTAAGGTCAACTATGCAGATGTGTTCTATCAGGTTCGCATGTGGGACAACATCATTTATAACTATCTAAAGAAGCGGAATATTGTCATTCCTCCTAAGATTAGATCTGATAAAAACGAAAAGTACGCAGGTGCTTATGTCAAGGAACCGACTCCAGGAAAGTATGATTGGGTGGTTAGTTTTGACCTTAATAGTCTCTACCCTCATCTTATTATGCAGTACAATATTTCCCCAGAGACACTCTTGGATGAAAAACATCCCACAGCTTCAGTTGATAGAATCCTTAAGGAAGAAATAAACTTTGAGTTGTACAAGGATAATGCGGTCTGTGCCAATGGTGCAATGTATCGCAAGGACGTGCGTGGGTTCCTGCCAGAGTTGATGGAGAAGATGTACGGTGATCGTGTCATCTTCAAAAAGAAGATGATTCAGGCAAAGAAAGATTATGAAAAGACTCCTACCAAGACGTTGGAGAAAGAGATCGCTCGTTGCAACAATATCCAGATGGCAAAGAAGATCTCTCTCAACTCTGCTTATGGTGCAATCGGTAATCAGTATTTTAGGTATTATAAACTGGCCAATGCGGAGGCGATTACGCTTTCTGGTCAAGTCTCTATCCGTTGGATTGAGAGTAAGATGAACCAGTATCTAAATAAACTGTTGCAAACAACCGAAGAGGATTACGTTATTGCGTCTGACACCGACTCAATTTATCTTAATCTTGGACCTCTTGTTAATAAATTTTTTGGTAACAAGTCTGGCGATAAAGCAGCAGTTGTTTCCTTACTTAACAAGATCTGCGAAGAAAAGTTTGAACCGTATATCGATCAATGCTATCAAAACCTGGCGACGTATGTCTCGGCATATGACCAGAAGATGCAAATGAAGCGTGAGAATATTGCTGATCGTGGTATCTGGACTGCGAAGAAGCGATATATTCTCAACGTGTGGGATAGTGAGGGTGTTCGTTATGAAGATCCTAAACTGAAAGTGATGGGTATTGAATCTGTTAAATCATCTACTCCTGCACCTTGTCGAAAGATGCTGAAGGATGCGTTTCAGATTCTGATGACTGGCACAGAGGATGATATGATTTCATTCATTGATAAGAGTCGTGAGGAGTTTAAGAAGTTGCCGCCTGAGCAAGTTTCTTTCCCTCGGTCA